AAAAGCTCTCAAACCAGCAAACTCGTGTTGAGCCTTTAGGTTTACACGGCAGAAGATTGTATACAGAAGAAGGTAACACAAAATGCCTCCTAAAGTGGCTCCGGAAAGTAGCGATGCAGTCAGCAGTCAAGAACAACCACAGAGACCACCACCAGCCACTCCGCCTGTACCTACGCCACCACCAGGGAGGAGGGAAGAAGTTGGAGATAGGGCCGAAGACCCGATACTCCAGCGCCTGGAATCCTTAACCGCGTTGTTGAGGAGTGAGAGGAGTGCAGTCAGAGTGACAAATGCCAGCTTCGAGACTGGCAGGCCTGCACTACAGCCGACGGCGGACATGCGTGGTGACGTGACGAACATGTACAACAGGCCATCAACAGACTCTCTTTGGGCCGTTAAGCCCAAGCCTATATCGAACAACATGGCGACATCTGAAGACATGGTTAAGATCAAAGTCGCGTTGGAGGGCTTGGGCGTGCCCACCGAGCATATCACGGGGATCATATACCAAATGTGCTTTTACTGTGCTAGCACGAGCAGCTCTTCGTATCAAGATCCTAAAGGTGTTTTCGAGTGGCCTGGTGGCGCAATCATGGTTGATGACGTTATGGGCAAGGTTCAGGAAATCGCCGGAATAAGACGGGTTTGTAGATTGTATGCCCCAGTAACCTGGAACTACATGCATATTCATGATTCACCACCCTCGGATTGGGCGTCTATGGGATTCGCACCTAACGTCAAGTATGCTGCGTTTGACTGCTTCGACTATGTCGAAAATCCAGCAGCAGTTCAACCTTTGGGTGGGGTCATACCGCGCCCTACGAGGGATGAGTATGTCGCGTACAATGCCTACAAGCTGATAGTTCTCAACAAGGCAAATAACAACGACACGTATGGCAACTTTAGTGCTCAAATAACTGGAGGCAGAATGGGTCCAACCATTGAACACAACTTCAATAATGCGAATAACAAGAAGCAGTGATGGACAAGCGAAACAAGGCGAATGTGGTGCTCTCTTTATGTAGTATGTTTGCAAGTAGGGGGAACTGTATCCCCATACCTATTGTGTTTAATATTTATATGCGTGCTTTTCCGAAACTCGTCGGCAGGGGTACTTCAACGTACGCCAGACGCAGAAGGGCTAGGAGCATTCTAAGGTGTGAAAGGTGTTATAGGGTTTATCCCCCTTTACCGTTTTCCAAGAAGTGCGATAATCGCACATGTGTGCCTGGTATTTCTTATAATATTAAGGTAGCAGACTTTATCAAATGGGGAGTAACTGAGGTGATACCCCATCCAGGATTCAACTTTTAAGCTGCCATTAAAACCTAATTAATGTATGAGTGTGTAGCTTCAAATAAACAACTAAGTTTTAATATATTTTTCCTT